TTAACAGTGGATAACAAAACTAATGAAGAAATAAAAGAGTTAGTTGCTGCTGAGAAGGCTGCTGCTGAAGCTTCTGGTATGGCTGGTGGTAAACGAACAAGACGTAGAAAAAACCATGGTTCAAAAAGAAGAAATGCATCGAACAAAAGTGGTCGACGTGCGTCTAAACAAAGTAGACGTAGAGGAAAGAAACAAAGTAAACGACATGGTAGAAAATAAGTATATTATTTAGTAGAAAATATAATATAGTACTAATATATAATAATGCCTGCTTTATCTCCTCACGAATTTACTGTCGCTGGTGGTGCTGCTCCTGATGCTGCTGCCCCTGAAGTTGCCCCTGATGCTGATGCTGCTCCTGAGATGGATGGTGGTAAACGCAAGAACAAGAGAGGAAAATCCCAGAAGAAGAAGGGAAAATCCCAGAAGAAGAAGGGAAAATCCCAGAAGAAGGGAAAAACACTTAAGAAGAAGAAGGGAAAATCCCTTAAGAAACGTAAATAAGTAGTAAAATATTCAAACACATTTTATAGACCAAATTCGTAATTTATATTCATACAAATGAATATAAATATATTTCCATTAAATATTTAAATAGAATATGTATCCAACTCATTTAATAGTTCCCGAATATGAAACAAATACAGGATATAGACAATGTTTACGCCAAATATTTAAAATGAATAAAGATAATTACCCTGACGCAATAAAACAATTAGAAGAAGAGTTAGGAGACGATTTTGATAAAGAGACACGAGATGAAATAGAATATGATGACGAGTCAGCTGGACTCATGATGCAATATATACGTAATAATACAAAGGAGTTGCCAATTTTCCACAGACTATATGAATTAGCCGCTGCACGATTCCTCTCCCGAGATCATGAAATAGGAGTGGCCATATTATATGCATATGAATATTTGCCACATTTCCATAAGTGCCTTTGTATTTTTTTTAAAAATGCAGCGGATTTAACTGAAGATACACCAGAATATAAAAAGTTGATAGAAATGTTAAGTTAATCATTGTAATGCAGGAATAAGAAAAACGTTAGTTTAAGGATTATAATCTATTGTAATAATATATAAATGGCATCTACATCAAATAAAAATTCACCCGGAAATTATGAGAAGGAACAAAAAATGAATAAAAATATAGATGAATATCGTGGTTTTTTAAATTCGGCGGCAGGTGAAGCATATACGAATCATTTACCAGGAGATGGTTTACTTCCCGCATCAAATGCACGTAAATATATGTGTGGAAATTACTGCGATGTAGAATCTCAACTACGGGGGATTGGTTCAACCAATTTAGTGAACCCTCAAACACCAGTAACACCCAAATTGTATAATCCAACTAGTTTGTCTGTTTTTGATAAAACAAAGGTTATAATTCCTGAACCGGTTGTTATTCAGCGTGACCAACGTCCATATCCATTACGTTAATTTGGTTCGCGATATTTACTCGTACTACGTTGACGAAATTTTCTATTTTTGAAAGATGTATTACGTTTTTGTAAAGAAGTTTTTGTTTTGATTTCTTCCGGATATATAAATAAACCAGAATGAGGTAAATCAGCATTTGTGGATGGAATCGTATCGGTAGATGAAATATTATCTAGACGCTGTTTTTCAAATAATTCGGTAGATTGTGTAATTATATCAGGGACATTTTTCTTTTTAAGATTATTTACAGAATCTATTATAGATATAATATTTATTACTGAATATTCATGCAACGGAATAGCTTTATTATCTGGAGTTATTTCTATCGGCATTTCTACGTTCGCCATAACATATTTGGAAGACATATTATGTAAAGATAATAATAATATCGTTTGTGTTTTTATGTAATTTTGGATAAATTACATAAATTTTGTTGTGAATCTATCTTCGTTTTGATCTTGTTATATTTTTTTTTGCTGGGTGTACCTTTTTCGTTTTTTTACCTCCAAGTGTCCTTCCACTCTGTTCTTTTGTTCTCAACTGAAAAAGACTCTTTTCTTTTAATAAGAATATATTATTTCTTGGTTTCTCAGTTGAATTAGTAAGTAGATTATAATACCGTTTTGACACAAATTTTTTAGGTATATGATGGCTATCTTCAAAATCCTCACTATTTATTAGATAACTTCTACTTCTTTCAGTTCCAGATGGTACATCAATGACATATTGTTTTGTAGACCCATTAATCAGTCCTACTATACCTATTTGATAAGCCCCAGAATTGTAAACAAGAGCTCGTCTACCTGGTTTGATAAGAGTTTGTTGGCTCGATCCAGAGGGTGGTCTAGATTGTGCAGATGTAGCAGATAATGGTCTGCGGTACGTGTTCCAACCAGGTTTCATACCGGTACGGGGGGTAGATTGTGTAGATAAATTATCCAATGATAATGATGTGGGTGATTGTTTTTCACTTGTTTGTGATAGTAAATCTGTAGTGGATGGTTTTGGTGAAGATAATGGAGAGTCTGCATTATACATATAATCAGTCTCCTCTATTGGTTCACCACCTAATATTTCAATTAGCTGATTACGATATTTAATCGTCGAGCATTTGTCAGATAATATATCCATATACCCCTGTTCATTTGATTCGTATACCTGTTTATCCCTTTCTAATACTAAATGCACAATACTTATACCATCAGGAATTTTTTCATTTCCACTCTTTGATATGGTTTTTTTAATAACTTTACCAGTATTATCTGTATATACATAATCGATACCATGTATATCTTTTTGTTTATCATTAAATTGCTCGGGTGTAATATCAACAAATGTATAAAAATCCATACTGTTTACTTATATTACGCTAATATAAAATATTCAACTATAAATATATGTAATAACAACATATATTTACTAAATAATTTATTAATTCACAATAAATTTATTTATGGTTATCAACAGGCATTTCGCGAGTGGTTTTGCCACCACGAACCCATCCATCCATAGCAGATTCTTCAATAGTGTTAGATGGATTAGAAACACGTTCCTGCATTTTACTATCTGTAGGATATAAAGAATAAGCACCAAATGACTTGTCCATAATAGTAGACACACTCTTCTTTTCAGAAATAACCTCACCCTGAAGTAATTGAGATTCTAGCGAAGGATCACAACTGCCTCTTCCTAAATAAGGAACAGTAAGATATGGGCGTGAAAACAATTGTAATTTCTCCAATGGACGTTCTTCAGTAGGTTTAAGCTTCAATGTAGATTCATTATCAACGGCAGCGTTAAAAATCCCATTACCGTTAGCAAGTCCATTAAAATTCATAGTAGGCTGTTGCATGGCAAATTTCACATGACTGTCTTTCAAATTACTGCTAAAATGATCGGTTAATAGATAATTAGAATATTGTGTGTTAGAAAGATTTTGCTGAGTTTTATCGGTCGAATCAGCGCCAATGCGACCATTGTTATTAAATGTGTATGGTGAAAGTGATGACATGTATCTAATATAGTATACAACGAGATAGTATTTTGTAACGGGTATGTTAAAATTTATGTAAAAATATAGAATAACCTAAATATAATGAAAATACAATAGTAAGCCATGCCATAACGGGTTCAATACGATGAAACATAAAATATTCATTGGACATAATTAAAGCTTCTAAAAAGAATGTACCACCAACTACAAGTTGGCTAGTTCTATCATATAAAGTCATACCATTTAATACACGAATAATCCCATTAGCTAACATAGTATATGCAACAAATCTTTCAAACATAATATTGTTATTATCATAATCAGTAATCATATCGAAATGTATATTTCTAATATAAGGAATTTCTAATAATTGCAGAATAGTCAATGCAGATATAATATTATATGCACCATAAAGAACAACTACGCGTTCAATAATTTCAATAGTCTGCATGTAAATATATTTTATATTATATTGTGATAAAATACAATACAATATATTAAATTAATTGGTATGTCTTACTAAATTACGAGCACATGCAAATTCATTACCTTCTTTGCACGAAATCATACTTCCATAACAGAATTCGGCAAATCCAGCTTGATCATTGGGTATAGTAGTACTAGGATTCGAATTAAATGGACGCAGTGACTGTTCAAACATTAATTCGCTACCGGCATCTTTAAATAACTTCTCGGCAATGTCAGGATGATCAGGATTAGCATCAGCAACAAATTGTTTAGCCTGTGCTAAAACATCTTTTTCAATATTTTTATTAAAACTAGGTGGGGCAGGTTTTTTATCAGGATTATAATCGTAATCAGTAATAAGAACATTACCAAAAGGATTACTAGAATCGGGTTTAGAAAAGATAGCATCAGGGGTAGGTAAATCATATTGTTGAAATAGCTCAGTTGCTACAGGAGCACCTTCAAACCCCTCTTGCTTCTTTTTATTTTGATTTTTAATAATGTCTTTATTGTGAAAATGATTGAGCATATAAATAGCACCAAGTGTTACTAAAGAGAATAGTATAGATCTAATGCTTTTAGAAATAATAAAACTAATAATAGTAATAATTAAAATAGTTCTGGTAATAGCATTTAATTTTTGCGAGTAAGTCATTCCTTCTACAGGAAAGAATTCAAACATATGAGGGTTGTGAAAAATAACATTAGGGTTTTCTCCCCAAAATGGAATAGTTCTACGAACTTTCTTAATTTTTTGTGTCATATCAGCAGCATCATCGTTAGAATTAATTTGAAATGATTCCTGATTAACACTCGTAGTCACAGGTTGTTTCGTTTTTTCAACATTAGGTTGATATAGCGATTCTGTAATATTCGATCCTATTAAAGTATGTGACATAATATCAAAAATTTATTTGTATATATTTAGATATTATATTGTTCTCAACCCAATAACATAAAAATGACTAAATAGAAGGTGTATCGATTTATACTTGTTTTAATATAGATGAAACATCCTTCCGTTCTTTTATACATTGGTTGTCAATTGTTAACGTATCACACTTTGTTGTTTGAGGAACAATTTGTAAAACGCATTTCGATTTTTCACCATATAATGGTTCAGTACAACCATTTTCTTTTTTAACCTCCTTAGAGAATGTGACACGTTTACGTGTTTTTTTGTGTGTATTTTTATTACATCTAGCTCTAAAGTGTTCGTAACGTTCTCTAACACCTTCATAAGTAAGTCCAGAAACTTTACATAACATAGTATTAATTAGTTCATGTAGGTCAAATACATATCTAGAAAAAGCACTTCTATTTTTTAAATCTTTACTAGTTAATGGTAATTTCTTAAAATTTTTTTGTAGGTTAATTCTACATTTACCACAGGGGAGAACATATTGTAGATTATGCATAAAATTACGATAATGTTTTTTATCATTTTTAGTAGGAAATACAGGATAATTAAAACTCATCGTATGTAAGTAATGCCACATACCTGGTCCCCAAACAGCTGTTAACATACCATCGTTACTATTATATTCATCAGTAGTGTATGTTTTTTTAATACCATTAATAGTGGGACGAGCAGACATGTGTTTTTTTCTACCCTTCTTAGTTTTATTAATAATTTGTTTTGTATTAGAAGACATCTTTAGTTATATATTTTAGATATTTTAAAATTGTCTAAATATTTAGTTTAACGCAATAATTTAGATGTTTACGTTAATGGTATAAGATAAAAATATTACGATACTATATATTATGGCAAATTTAATAACTGTTTTAAGTAGATACATTGTTCCACATAAAAAGAAGATAATAATAGCATTGTTATTAATAATTTTTATTTTAGTTTCAATGTATTTTATGAAGGTACGTTTTAATAAAGAAGGAATGGACGAGTTAGGAAGTGATGTAGCAAATGAGATAGATCGTGAAAAAGAGGCAGTAGTGTATTTTTTCCATGTGGATTGGTGTCCTCATTGTAAAACTGCTCTACCTGAATGGGAAGCATTTAAAAGTGAAATGAATGATAAAACAATAAATGGATATGTAGTAAAATGCGTGGACATGGATTGTACAGATGAAAATGGTGCAAATGCTAAGGTAGCTAGCCAATACAACATAGAATCTTATCCTACTGTTAAATTAATTAAGGATTCAAACGAAATTGATTTTGATTCTAAAATATCTAGTACAGCATTGTCTGGATTTGTGGATACAATGTTAGGAAAGTAAGTATAATATAGAACATAATAATAAGTAATTATTATGTTTCAAAAAGTTTAATTGGAAAATATTGAAGACAGATGAGAACATTTTCCACCTGAGAATTCAGCAGTATATTTAACAGAATCTGGTTTAGTTTGTGTATTGTTTGAGTAAATGAAATTCCAGTCTAAATGTATTTCTTTAGTATCTTCGGTGATACATTCATAAATATCATTTTCAAATTGTGCATATTCTCCTCGGTTAATACTAGCATCTTGAGGAAAAATATTTATAGGTTGATTACCATAACCACCTAGACGATTAGCTAAAATATGACCAGCATCACAGTCTGGAATACCATCATCATCTAACATACGTGAGTATTTTTGTGTACAACTTGTAGTACCACTTCCATGGTCTAGATCACTAGCAGTGAGAGTACCTGTAGCAGATTGAACAACAATATAGTCGCCATGTTGAACATATATATAGTTAATATTAGCAGTTCCATTTCCCATAATTAAATTATTCTCACCTATTTGTGGACAGGAAACTGTTGTACAAATACACGTAGACGCTGTTGTGTACATAGGCAGAATAACACCGGCAAAAATGAATTTAAAAATATTCATTTTTATAATATGATAAAATGTTTTATACAAAACATTTAAAGATATTCACATATTAATATGTGTAGGATGTAGTAGTATTATCCTATCAGGTTCTTGTAGCTCAGTTGGTTAGAGCATCGGTCTTATGAGCCGAAGGTCCACGGTTCGAGCCCGTGCTGGAACATAATAATTACATAATTTGGTAGTTATTATGTGTATTGTTCATTAAAAACATCAACCCCCATTTTTACTAATTTTTTCCGTTCGTCTTTAGATTCGGCCACTTCCATAATATTATCAAGATAGCTCGACTCAATATTAACTAAAAAATAATAACCAATTTGGTCATTTAGGTTATTAAATATTAGTTGAAATAATTTACCTATAAAAAATACAATATACTCAAATAATGAAAATTGACTAAGATCATTGTTACCATTATCAATAGTTCTGTTATTAACACCTAATATTTCAATAGGATTAGCATTATTAGCGATACACTCGTTAATGGGAAAATTAGAAAATATACCACCATCACAATATGTTATACCTTCTTTATGTAATGGTTGAAATAATACAGGTACAGAGCAGGATGCGGTTATCGCGTCAATTATACTCCACGATGGGTGTGTTTTATATGAAATATCAACCATTTTAAATTCATTAACATTTGTAGCAATAATATGTATTTCAATATTTGTAATCTCGTAAAACTCCAACATCGTTATATCTATTGGCATATTTTTACCTAACAGTAGAGGTTTAAATATATCTTCAATTACTGATTTACCAAATATACCCTGTGTTTGTAAACTCGATAATACTGAATTAATATCATATTTAAATACTTTCTCCCATGGCCGATTAATAAAATATTGGTCTATTGTGTTCCAATCGTAGTTTAATGATATTATTGTACCGATAATTGAACCAACTGAAGTACCATATATAGTGCGAATATTTGATAAATGCCAAATTTTATTTCTATGTGCTTCACGAATTATTCCATAATAAGTAAATCCCATAGTGCCTCCACCTGCAATAACCAGGTGTCGAATTATATTATTATTAGTTGGTTCTACTATATCATCATCAGTTTCTATATATTCAATACGATTAATAATTAATGAATTTTTGGGGTCCATATCTATATTTATAAATACGTTATTTGTATATATGTTTTTTCTTTATAGATAATAAAATATATAGTCAATGTCTAGCTTTTTATTCTCAACAGATGAAGAAAGTAATGAAAAAGTGAATATAGATGAATTATACAATAAAGCACAAAGAAGAGATTTAAAACAATTAAGTGTTTTCAATAAAATATTAAATCGTATACACACTAAAATTAAAGGAACTACTCGAACTCAAAAAAAAGATACTCACATATGGTTTACTGTTCCAGAATATATTTTTGGAGAACCAGTATACAATCAGGGGGACTGTATAGGATATTTAGTTGTAAAATTAGAAGAAAATGGTTTTAATGTGAAATATATGCATCCTAATACTCTGTTTGTATCATGGGGGAATTGGGTTCCATCATACATTAGAAACGAAGTTAAAAAAAAAACAGGGAAAGTTCTAGATGAAAAGGGTAATGTTATTCGGGATTTAAATTTAGAAAAAGAAGAAGAGGATGAAGATATGAATTCTAAATTATTTAATGATAAAAACAACACACTACAAAAGGGTCAAAAGGAATATACTTCAGTTAAAGATTATAAACCAACCGGAAATCTAGTATATAACCCTGAGTTATTTGAGCGATTGGAAAAAAAAATGAATTAATAGTATATAACAAACTAAATGCATTATAAAAAAGGGTTTGAATCAATGAAAGATATTGCGATGTATTTTCATTCTTCATTTCGTAATGTAGGATTATACATATCTGTTGCACTTGCTACCTTTGGTGCATCTGGATATTTGAAAGGTAATATGAATGATTATATACTAATGATATTTACTGGAATTATTTTATTATTAGTATCATGCTGGCTTAATATATATTTATTCTGGCGAATGTATGATTTATCATTGAATACGAAAGACTTAAATGGTTTCTTAATGATAATTTTATTTGTTTTGTTTGTTCAGTTTACAATTTTAGGAATCAATGTTGTTAGAATGTATACAAAATATTACTCTATTGAATAAATTTTCAAAAAAATAATAAATTAAATTTATTATATTTCAAACTGGTTTATCTAACCGGTACGTTTCCATTGTTTAGTATTATACGAACTTAATTGTAACATTTCAGGTGATTGTTGTTTTATTTTATTAATCTTACTTTCCATTTCATATTCTTCGCGAGTTTTTGGGTAAGTTTGTTCAGTTCCTTGGTTAAGTCTGGCTATATCATTTTCGGTTGCATCTGGTTTTTTTCCAAAGCAATTTACGCCAAATTTAACATATGGGTTTGCAATATATCCACCATTTATTCCTGGACGACCACATGCATTCTTATAACTAGGTGTATTGGAATTACACTCGCGTTTTTCATCTAATTTTTGTAGCTCTTTCCATGTATTCTTTTGTGTTGGGAATAATATCATTTGTCCATCCGACCATCCATAATTACACCATTCTGCGCCATTATTATACGCACTTTCAACCTGATCATATGTTGCTAATTTAGCATCAAACGATTTACATACAGCATTGGCCTCTTTATAAGTATAAATATTTTTTGATATGTTAAATACTTCACCTTCTGGATCATCGGGTGTAGTTGTTTCACAAACTACATTATTACTCGAATCAGTTATTATATTATTGCTTGGATCAGTTATTGTGTTACTGGGAACAATCTCAGGTTCATCATTAGGTGTTGTTCCAAACATTGGAAATAAATCATATATAGATAAATTTAATGTGTACTTAAAAAATTCAACAAATACAGTTACTATTAGCAATAACCATGCCATAATTTCAATTAAATACATAAATATTGGTTTAGATTCTTTACTCATTGGTATTTGAAATATAGTAGCAACTAAATAAAACACGACTATAAAAATACTGGTAGAAATGACCGATGCAGGGGAATCTATATATTCAAATACATCACCCATGAAATCATTTAACATGCTACTATCGGGATCATTTTTATAGATTACATATACTGAATACATTATTATTAATAATATCAATACAAAAACAATGTCCATAGATCTACTTAGATTTATATTAAACCCACTAGGAGTATCTTGTTTATTAAAGAAAAAACCCAACAATTTATATAGTACAAAATAAACTCCTAAAAAGAATATTATTGCGAAAACATTTGAAGTAGTAAATAAATCGTTAAACATTGTCGAGATTTCTTTACTACTGTCATCTATTATATTAAATGAGGAATCTGTTTCAGTCATTTGATTTGAACCGTAATATATTATACATTGTTATTTTTTTTACGATAAAACAAACAGTAGGCTGCCGATGATATTATTGCTTCTGGATTATCTACTTTTTCGACATCTCGATCATTATAATGTAACCAGGTATTTGTAGTATTACGTACGAATGCAGTATAGTGCCCACCTCTTACATTACCTATATGATTACATATGCCGTATAATTCATATTTATAAGACGTAGCATTATATCCTGTGACATATTTTGATAGATCTAAGTTATCTATTGGAAATTTAATATTATTATTGATTTTGCTACTTCCATCCGGTGTGAAACGATTTAATGCAAAAATTACTATATTTGGGAAATTCCAAAACCTGATTTGTTTAGATACATCTTCTAATTTATTAGTTTTTTCATTAAACCAAGCATTGTCGCCACTCAATATATCTGGTTTAACATAATCGTTTAAACAAGCATATATATCGGTAAACATATCATTATTATTATGTATTTGTAAATCCAAAATAAAAAAACTTTCCGGTTTTATTGATTCAATTGTATTTGTATTACTCGATATAATTTCGGATACATAAATACCATAAAACATTTCCATTATTTCTGAATATTCTTTTGAATATGTATCACTTATCATTTGATAGCATTTTAATGCTTTTTCGTCCATTTTGTTTACTGCATTACCCATTATATTCACTTTTACTCGTCGAGAAATACTTGAATGTATACAATCCATAAAAAATAATAAAAATTCGGTCATGTCATTTTGCGCATTCCCTGTAAATAATTCTCTGTCTTTTTTTTTAGCAATTTCTCGCACATTGTGAACAAATTTCCTTGGAGTTACTATTCCATTACCACTCCACATTATATTTCGTAATTCATTCCATTCTGTTAATATACCTGAATCCGGAATATCATGTTTTATAAATTGTTCATAGCTTTTCATATCTAAAAAATGATTCAATTCATATGTATTATTTAAAACCTGCATACATGAATTTAAAAAACATGTATTTCCCATATTTTCTAAACCAATTAATCCTTTTCCCTCATATTTTGATAAATCCATATAGAGACGTTATACTATATGATATAAACAATATATCTTTATATTCTATTGGTATATGGATAATAATCAACAGGAATTACATACTAGTATTGAAGATAATATACGTGATGCATTTACTGATTCACTAAGAGATTACGTTAGAAACTATCCTCAAATTAATAATAATACATCTACCTCTGGTATTCGACATATTACTATACAACTTACACAGTTATTACGTGAAATTATTGCAGCAAACACTTCTGTAATGAATAATTATAGTAATACTATTAATGAATATAATGAAAATGTTAGTGAAATCACTAGATTAATTAGAACTTTATCGGTTGTACCACATAATATACCTAGTTCTCCTATAAATCCAATTAGAACTCCACCTAGAACTTCGGTTAGACAGCCACCTAGAACTTCGGTTAGACAGCCACCTAGAACTTCAATTAGACAGCCTACTAGAACTTATGATAGACAGACTTTTAGAAATACAAATTTAAATCGAAATAATTCCTCTCCCGAATTATTGTTTTCATTTTTAACACAACCCACTGATTTAAGTTTTAATCAATTTCATAATATATTCCAGGATGTTCCAGTATACCCGACAACTCAGCAGATAGAAAATGCTATAGAAATAATTGAGTACTCGAGTAATATGGTGTTATCTAATATTCGATGCCCTATTAGTTTAGCAGACTTTAATGATGGTGACGATATATGTAGAATAAGATACTGTGGTCATTGTTTTATACACGATTCTTTATTACATTGGTTTCGAACAAGTGTAGCTTGTCCAATGTGTAGATATGATATTCGTAATTATTCTAATAATGATGAGACTAATAATAATGAGACCAATAATGATGATACTAATAATGATGAGACCAATAATGATGAGATAAATAATGAGTATAATGATGATACCAATACTGAGACGAATAATTCATATACTACTTCATTTACATTTACAGATGCATCTAATCATCAATCCGGTTACCAGGATTTAACTGATATATCTAACAATCCTATTACTAACTCATTTGGTAACTCAATACAGTCATTATTAATGACTGCTCTAAATGAAGGTTTAACAGAATATAATACAACGATTACTGGTGCAAATGGTGAACTACAGGTGAACTTACCAATTAGTATAGAAAATTATTATGATATATCAAACAACTAATATAATATAAATTCTGTAATAATATATTATATGGAAAAACTAGATTTCAGTATAATTTCTGTAATAGTTATTTTATTTACATTACTTATTATGTATATTCCAATCAATTCTATATATCGAGATGTAAATTATGCAATGTATAGTTGATATATTATACTTTTCTCAATAAAATAGTTTATTTATATACAGTTCTAATTTGATCGCTCCCAATAACAGATCCAGAACCTTTCATATCAGTATAACATATTTCAAAAACATTATTATAAGACCAATTATAATCATAGCATAAACATAAATTAGGTTGCTTATCAAAATCGAACTCAAAATAAAAACTGTTATCAACGGGTGATACATCTGCATTCATTATAATATCTTTTTTTTTATCAATAACTGGTGTAATTATATTGTATCTCGTATCGTGTTTATGGATAACATTTACAAATTTATGATAATCTATGTGATTTTTGTGTTTATATTTATATTTGATACGTCCATCATACTCAAATATTATATTTTTTAATTCGTATGGAAGTTTTCTACACAATTTATCTATCTTATTAGTATCAGTTTTGTTGAATATATAATTTGGTTTGTTATAACCGAATAATTGATAAAAAAATGAAACAATCATAATATGCTAATAAATACAAATATCTTTATATTTATTAATTGGGTGATTTTACTATATCAATTATACATAAAATGTAAAAAATAATAACTTAGTATTGCTAAATTATTATTTATTTTAATATCTTCAAGGCACGTGATAATTTTCTTTTAATAAGTGTTTTTTTAGTTGGTGTTTTGCGAGTTTTTTTAGTTTTATTATTTTTGTTATGAATTTTACGGCAAAAAGTACGTTTTGTACCATTTGCGACTTTGCATCCTCTAACCTTTTTACAGAGGTTAGGTTGAGATGTACGCTTTCCTTTACAGAGAGATTTCGACATTATATATTGTATGAATATTATATTTCCAAATTATTTGGAAAAGAAGGAAGTTATTGTTTGAATATTATGTTTTTGATTGTATATTTTAGACAATATGTTATCGAATAACAATACTTTAATTTTAGCAGAGCAATATTTTTCTTTCTTTTTCATAAAAGTTTCAGTATCAGGAAAATCCTTTTCTAATTTTATAATTTCCTTACGATATGTTCTAATTGCTGATTTTTTTCCTTGTAATTCCCATATATGTTCCAACGCTAGACCAAATAATTGTTGAAGTGGTTTCATTAGTTGATTAGTAATATAATGTGTATAATCTAATTTTAATTTATTATTAATAATGAAATCTAAAGTTTCTATTTTGTCGCCCATGAGAGCTTTTGGAGTGTCGTTTACAATAAATGCAAATTTCATTCGATCGCCAGGTTTGGGTTTATTTCCAGGATCACGCTTACCAATACGTTGAGCCAATACGTAATGACCGATTTGTAATGGATTTTTATATCCACTACGAAGAGCCTTTGTAATTGCTAATTTATCCATACTAACATTACCGTTAATTAAATCAGTTAATGATTTTTCAAGGAAAGCCATAGCATTCTCAATATTATAATCTTTCATCAAAATGTTTAATATACCACCATATACATCTTTTAAATAATCACACGAGTCTCTCCGTTTCAGCGACAAACCCATGAATTTCATGTTACCTTTAGTCGGGTCTTCTTCATAAAGCATACCAACGTATCTTTTTTTTGATAATAGTATAAATGGCATTAATGTTTTTTCATATTCTAAACACATGGGTGGTTTCAAATATATAGTACATAAATTAGCAGCATCCTGTGCAATCTCGATAGTCAATTCTAATGCACGTTGACCTTTAATTTTTTCACCAGTGTCAGGATCTTCTAGATTAAAGGTAAAGAATACAGAATCTGTGTCTCCATATACATATTCAGCCCGTGTACGAACCTTACCATGATTTTTGGTTTCATATATTCTATTGCCATATACCTCTTCGATGATTCGCTTTGCATAAATAATCATCATTCTACCTGTAGCAGTAGTAGACGCTGCAACATCTTGTTCATAAAATGTTGATGTTCTTGACCCACATTGACCATATAGAGAGTTTGCTGTAACTTTATAACCGAGTTGTCGTTTATCTAATATATTTTGCATAAATGGATCTTTTTCAGTTTTAATCATTTTACGTGTATCTTTTCGTGCTTTAAGTAACTCTTCTAGAATAGAAGGCATGATTCCCTTTTTATTATCAGGAAATTGTGCCCATCTACATATTTTCTTTCCAGATAGGGTTTTAACCTTTGCTTTACCTGGTGAAGGTGCTATATATTTATACGTTTCGAATTCTATATTAATATAATGATATCCGGGTAAATTATCATGTATAAAGTTACCATTAGAATCAGTTTCACCTTTTATATCTATTAGCTCACCCTGTAAATTATATTCCATGGACCAGACCTTGCTATCGTGTGAATAATTTTGACTAATCATTGATGATGGATACAACGAAGAATAATCAACACATGCTACCGGATTATCCATATACATTGAACATTTTGGCGGAAGCACAATCGCACCTTCATACCCTTCTGCGACGGCTGGTTTCTCCACATCAGGCATCAAAGTATCTTTGTCTCTACACTTTTTTGCAACATAACTAGTTAATTTTATACCCTGTCCACGAAATACTAGGAAACTAATAGGTACACTACAAATCCGCGACATTTCTACATATCCCGTAACTACATCTATTTTGTTCATTAAATGATGAACTAGGTTACAATCCTGAATACAGTATTTTGCGACTATAGCTCTATCACTAGACGAACCATTAGCCAACCTAAAAATATCTTGAGGAGTTACATCATCTTTTGCCATCCCCCATTTGATTAATTTCGAATTATCCAAATCATAATGACCCTCTATAACAATAATATTATACGTATTCGTCTTCTCTACACCCGCCACCATATGAGTTATTTCAACAGAGTTTTTAATATCTATCACCTTAAATTTTTGACCGTTGTTATAATAATCAGCTGTAAATCCAGTCAACTCAATGTGAATATAATCTCCAATGTTTAAACCCATTAGATTTTTACTACATAATTCTGTAATATCGCCTAATTTACTATCGGTGGTAGATATTATATGTTTAACTGTATCACTAATATACTGACCAGCAACATCATCTAATTTATACGATGATAAATTAAAATCACGTCGAAAATATGCATACATATCAATCTGTAATCGACCACGTGTTTTAAAGTAGCGTAAATCAAATTCACCACTTGCTATTTGCATCTTAGTGTGTTCTATATTTAATTTACCAGTTGGTTGACCCTGATGATCACGTTCCTCTTTACCACATACATCATTTAACTTTCTTGATAACATTAAAAATTCATGTTCACAATGATTTTCCTGTGCACGTCGAAACATGAATTCATAATCAAAACCAAATATATTATAACCGATCATTATATCAGGATCTTCTTTTTGTATTAATTCTGTCCATTTTAATAGTAAATCACGCTCTGTATCGGTAGTTTCTATAGTCGCGTCTGGAATATCATCACAATCTCCTACTACCAAACAATGATTTAAATAAGGATCTTTATTACCATATTTTAAAAACGTTGAACCAATAAACGTTACTTCATCTCCTTTTAATTTAGGATATAATCTGGTCATGACATCATTCAAAATTGTTATTTTTTCATCTCTTTCGTATGATTCATTTAATAATACATCCAATATAGTATCATTCTTTTTAACCTTTGCCTTTTTTTTATACTTACCATAATGATATGTTTCCGTATCTCCTTCAGTATATTCACTATTTTCTACATTATCACCTGTTCCAGTATATTGTAAGTTTTCCTTCATTTGCTCAAACATATCGTCTATTGTTAACAAGTAACTGTTATCAATGTCTCGTTTTGTATTTTTCATAGTATTAATACTTTCAGTTACCAGTATATTAGACAAATATTCTAGTTGTTTTTTTTGTATATTTTCCTGTGGATATACCAAATCTATATCTTCAAACTTTCCATATCCAAAAGCTGCTAATATCATTTTTTTTAATAGTTTAGTTGACATTTCTTTATTTTGATAAATTTGTGTTTGTTGAATAAATATATCTACCACATTTCCAACCAGACGTTTATATGTTTTTTGAGGAATTGGAAAATCTCCATGACTACTACTAGCTTCAATATCAAAACTACAAATCTTATACGGTACTATAGTTTCTTTTTCAGGTTGTGCTTGTAATTCATTGAACGGACAAATAAATTCATATTTACATGTTGTAGTTGGCATAGGTGTTGGATATACTTTATTTTTTTTAAAACATACCCATCCTGATGGACTAATATTTGTAATATGGAAATATCTTAATAATGGAGGGATATTACTTTCATATAATTCGGTTTCTACCTTATCATATACTATATTTTTTCGTCGTCTATATTCACCCCCATCGACCTGATCCTCTTTTGATATAAATTCATACCATAAATTCTTACACTTATTCATCGCACGTGTATTATTAAATTCTAATTTAACAAATTTATGCTTTGCTCCTCCTGAAAATCCATATAATTTATGATGTTCTACTAATTTATATGCTATTATTAATTCAGGCGGCATTGAATCTAATATGTCTGTTTCACAGCGTCCACTATTCTGATGTAATTTTTTTTTAATAAAATCAATAAATGTATGCACTATATTATTAGTCCAATTATCGCCTACTTTTACATAGAAGAATGGTCGAAAATCATTCACATATAAACAGCAGGTTTCTCCCTTTTCATTGATACCAAATAATTGAATAACAAATAAATCAGTTTCTTCTTTTCGTTTATATCGTTTTTTTCTAGGGTTTTCGTCATCATCATCATCATAATCAATCGGCGTTTCATCGTATATATGACAATCAATTAATCGAAACGATTTTACTACCGTCGGCTTCTTTATCTTTCGACGAACCGGTGTAACTTCTATATTTGCCATGCTATTAGTGTACTACCTAGTTTTATGTTTAGATTAGTTTTTTCAAAATATGCATCTGGTATATTTTGAAAAATGTAATCAATTTTTTGATCAGTTTTTAGTGATTTGTTTACACTAATAATTGTCTAGCCCATTCTATTAAACTATCGGCCGTTCTAGCACCACCATATTGTTCAAATTTCGAATTTCTTATAGAACCTACTGTTGGATACCCTGCAAAGTCTATTTTCTTTCCATTTAAATAAGACTTTCTAATTATTGGCATTTTATGGTCCATTTCACTATCTTCTATTTCTTCAATTATTATCTTATCGCGCAATTCTTTATTTATTTCATCTTTCATTGCAGACCATTCTGGTTTTAATGCATCACAATGACCACACCACTCGGC